GATAAATCTGTTGACTGTGTGAAGTTTGCATCAAGCGATTCAGACCCAAAAAGCACAATGCCTTGAGTAGCAAGTGGGTTTTCTGATATCGACAGTTCGCCAAACATTAACCTGCAAACTCCATTACCCTCAAATAGCCGTTTGAATATTCATTTGCCGAAATGTAATCTTGTCGTTCAATAGTGAAAGTTTGAAGTTTAATTGTTATTGCGCTTGTCCCAGTTGTCGTATGAGTGCAGTTTTGCACATCATAAATCATACCACTTGACCTTGAGCCATCATCATCTCTGAGTCCAACACCATAAAGGTAGGATGAATCGCCCCCTTGTCTAGACTTAGCAGTCCCATCAACAACGCACCTATGCGTTACAGCACTCCAACCATTGCTAGTAGAATTGTTTACATAAAAATGAACACCGCTATCTATTACTAAAATATTTCCAGAAGCCTTCGGAGTGTAACTCATAGAACCACCAGTCAAGTCAGTGTATGTGCTTGTAGACTGACTAACTTGGTCTGTTGTAGTGAGATTTATTTGTTTTTGTTGGACAAGCGACCCTGAAATTGCAGTGCTTGTGCCTAACAGATTAGCAAGATTACGGGCGTTACTCATAGCTTACTCCGGCTTATCAGGCCACACCACATCGTCAAGTGATGAGAAGATTTTAGTTATGTCGCGCAAGTCCTGACGATAGGCTGTGCGTTCTGCGGACATAGTAAGATCAGACGATGCCCACCAGTCTGTCTCAACGATACGGCGGTTACGCTCTTCGCGGAGCAGTTTTATTGGCTCCAGTTCTTCAAGTTCGGCCAGCTTTGTTTTAACCGTGCCCCATGTTATTCCTGCCTTTTCCCAATCATCTGAGTCATCAGACAGAATAGCTGTATCGTTAGCTTCGTCTACACCCACTACAAGGCTAAAGGCCGCGTTAAAGCTAATCGCGTCTGTAGGCTCGTCACGCAGTACAAACTGGCAGTTTGGGTCTATTGCTAAGATTGCTTCTGATACTGATGCCATGACTTAACCTAACAAATAGCCCATAAATTGATTGTAATTTCCAGAATCTCCGTAAAGACTTCCATTAGTAACTTTTACACGAATTTCATCATTTGCTGATAGACTTGTAACAACATGTGCGCTCATTGCATTATGACCACTATTTCCGCTACCACCGTTATGATGATAGCCCACACTTAATACATCAGTGCCATTTAGTATTTGATACTCTGCCACAGCGTTATCACTTAAACTTAATATGTTTGAGTGGAACACATATACCCCTGCTACTGGAACTGTAAATTTACCAGTAGAGGTGCTGTAACCACCTCCTATATTTATATCAACAGTTTCAAAAATATAAGTATTACCGCTTGAAACCGCCCCACCAGTGTTTTTATAAACATTAAAAGCTGGTCTAGCTGGCGTAAGTATGCGTCCAGTGCTGTCAATCGTTAGTGCACTGTTCGAGTTCGTTGGGTCTTGGATTTCGGTGACTTTTAATATGCTGGTCATCCGCCAATCTCCATCACAATAATAGTGCTTTGCCCATAACTAGTACCTGAAGTTTGGTAATTACCATTCATGGCAAGAGTGGTTCCGCTATTTTGATTCGCTAACTGAGCTTTGTATGTTATTGCGCTTGTTGTTGCGGGGCTATCTAAAAGAATAACAGTGTTCAACATAAACTCATAAAGTGAATTACTACTATCTGCTCCATATTGCCACGGCCAAAGATTACCACTGTTTCCTGTTATTATTGTAGAATCTCTTGCAATAGCAAATTTTGAACGGTTGTTCCACCAATTCGTTCCAACATACAAACGAGCATCTATTA